TTAATGACAACAATAAACAATGTCCAAAACTTTTTAGAGTTTAGGGACACTTCGTTTATGAAAGAATATTGGCCGGATTATACGGTACAAGGCGTACCCAAGTATTATTCTGTCTGGGATCAAAATACTTTTTATTTAGCGCCTACACCAAATGCAGATATTGCTATGCAGATTGGTTACATATATAGACCAACACAGTTATCTTCCACTAATACTACTACATGGGTCAGCACTAATGCTCCTGAGGTATTACTTTATGCTTGTCTAATTCAGGCGTATAGTTACACCAAAGGGCCCACTGAGATGATGCAGTTTTTTGAAAACAGTTATTCTCAAGCTATACAGGGGCTGGGTATTGAACAACAGGGTCGTCGTAGAAGAGACGAGTATAGGGATGGTATCATTAGAGTACCGCTTAAATCGGAGTCACCGGGACCATGATCTCAACAGTAGGTGGAGTACAATTAGGAATAGCAACAACTTCAGCAGTTTCAGGGAGAGGATTTACTCCTGAGGAATTGGCGGAGCATGCAATAAACGAGGTGATTTCCATTGGAAATAACTCGCACCCTGTTTTACAGGCGCAAGCAGAAGCATTTAGAGAGGACATCAGAGGCGTAATGCTTAATTACTTACGTCAAGCGGTGGCTTCTCATAACACCACATTAATCAACCGTTTTCGGGATGCTGGGCATCCAGAATTAGTGAAACTACTAGAGGTCTAACATGGCAATTACAATCACAACTGCAATGCCCACATCGTTCAAAGTTGAGTTGATGAAGGGTTTACACGATTTCACCGCAGGAAGCACCACGTTTAAGATGGCTTTGTTTGTAGCTACTGCTTCAGGCAGTGGCACATTTGGTGCAGCGACTACTAACTACTCTCAAATGGGTAGTGACGAGTTACCCACGGCTACAGGATATACACAACTGGGTAAGTTACTTACCTCTGTGACTCCTACAGCGGATGGTACAACAGCAATCACTAACTTTAGCTCTGTAACGTGGACTTCTTCTAGCTTCACAACATCAGGCGCTTTAATTTATGACACGAGTGATTCTAATTCTGCGTGTGCGGTATTGAGCTTTGGTGGCGATCAGACAGTAAGTTCTGGTGATTTCCAGATACAGTTCCCATCAGCAGCGGCATCTACAGCTATTATTCGCATTGCTTAGTAGAGAAGTGCCATGAGCGCATGGAATGAAGGCCTTTGGGGCTTTAATGGTTGGGGCGGACAAGTCGCTAAAACCGTAAACCTTGGTGCAACATGGGGCGCTCTTGGCTGGGGCGAAGAAAGCTGGGGCGCTAATAGCATTGCAGTAGAAGGAACGGGAGCTGTTGGTACGGTTACCCTTAATTACACAGCTAACATTGTGGCCCCAAGTGTTACAGCCACAGGCGCAATAGGCACAGTAACTTTAGATTATACAGGCCTTGTTACCCTTACGGGAGTAGCGGCGACAGGCGAAATAGGAACAATAGGCGCAGCCTCTTCTTTTGACCTAACCGGAATATCTGGCACAGGTGCGATAGGAGACTTCACAGTCGGGGTAAATGAGTTTATTATCCCAACAGGAATAGGTGCTACAGGCGCGATAGGAACAGTTTCATTTAGTATAGGTAAGATAATTAACTTCTTCAACGGAGTAGCTGGAAGAGGAATACTAGGAACGGTAACCCCTGCTTACGGTAGAAACGTAGCAGTAGCCGGAGTAGGTGGCACTGGAGGAATAGGAGCTGTAGCACCTGCTATAGTTTTTGAAGTAACAGGCGTGTTAGGAACGGGATCAGTAGGAAATGCAACAAATACTCGTAGTGCAAATGCTTACCCCACAGGGGTAGCGGGGACAGGGCAAATAGGAACGGTCACAAACGTAGGTTGGTCTCTTGTCCCTGATGCACAAACCCCAAATTGGACTATAATTAACCCCGACATAGCAGCATAGGACTAAAACATGGCAACTTATGTAAACAATCTACGACTAAAAGAAATCGCTACAGGCGATGAGAGTGGTACGTGGGGAACCAGTACCAATACTAACCTTGAACTAATTACTGATGGTTTTAGTTTAGGCACAAAACAAATGTCTAGTGATGCTGATGAAACCTTCACTATGCCTGATGCTACAGCAGACGGGACGCGCTCTCTGTATTTAAAAATTACCTCTGCAGGTTCTCTTACGACTACCCGTGTAGTTACACTTGGCCCTAACACAATATCTAAAACATGGATTATTGAGAATGCCACTACTGGTAGTCAGATTATAACCATTAAACAAGGGTCGGGTGCTACAGTAAATATCCCCAATGGCTCTAAAGTAATGGTCGTTACGGATGGAGCAGGAGCAGGAGCTGCGGTGTTTAACGCTAATCCTAGCAGTGAGGGAGGCGTTACTTCTGTTAGTGGTACCGGTACAGTTAACGGAATTTCGCTTAGTGGAACGGTTACGTCAACAGGTAACATTACATTAGGGGGAACGTTAACTGGGGTTAACTTAACCTCGCAAGTTACAGGGACTCTTCCGGCAGCAAACGGAGGCACAGGATCAACTTCGGCGGCTACAGGAACGGGAGGCGTTGTGTTGATGATTTCGCCTTCACTAACTACTCCAAAAATAACCACAGGAATAGATGACTCTGCGGGAAACTTGACTATTCCAATCGACTCAGATCAATTTTTCTCAGGCACTTTCTCAGATAAAGTAGTTGCTTTGGGCAATACAGGGACAGCAATTACACTTAATGCTAACTTAGGTAACGTGTTTACAGCTACCCTTAATGGAAACGCTACTTTAACTTTAGCTACGCCTAATTCTACATCAAATAGAGCAACGTCTTTTACATTGGTTTTAACTAATGATACTACGCCCTCTAGGACATTAGCCTTGGCGGGAGGAACCTTTAAGTATCCGGGAGGATCTTTATCACGTACAACAACTGCACAAGCCGTAGATATATGGTTTTTCTTTTCACCGGATAATGGTACGACATGGTACGTGACTATACCTATGAAAAACTTAACCACTTAATTTTATTAAATACAGGAGAAAGTTAGTATGGCCCTCACAGAAGAGCAACAGCAGCAATTAGAGTTACAAAAGGCAGTAGAAGAAGACAGAGCAAACCATCAAGCCTCCGCAGAAGAAAAACGGGTAAAAGCGGAGGCTATAAGGATGGCTAAAGATATTCTAATGGAGAATAGAAGGACTACGTTAGCAGCCGACGCTGTAGACATAACTGCTGAACAAGTAATGGATTTAGCCTCTAAGCTTTCAGATCATATAAACTCATAGAAAATGGAAACCTTTTTCTATTTTTCGTCTCCCATTTACAGAGAAGAACTTTCCGACTGGGTTGAAAACACTATTACCCATAGTGAAAAACATTACTTAGAGACCCAGCAACAAATCGGTGACGATGTCCCCGTTCTTCAAACAGGTTCAATGGCTAAAGACCCTGATCTCTCCTTTCTTACTTCTTACTTTAGAGATAAAGGGGTAAGCATACTAAAAGAGCAGGGCTACTTGACAGACGAGTATGAGTTTTTTGTTGCGGGAATGTGGGGGCAAGAGTTTGCTTGTACTGGAAGTAATGTGATGCACATCCACTCTGATAGCCAAATCTCTGGCTTTTATTTTTTAAAATGCCCCGAAGGTGGCTCTTACCCTATATTTGATGACCCACGAGCGGGGAAAAAAATGACCGACCTGATGTCAAAACAAACTAACGAAGTGCTTACAGCCACGCCTCTGATTCATTTCAACAATGTTCAAGCGGGAACATTACTGTTGTTTAACTCGTGGCTTCCTCACATGATTACAAAAAACCAATCAGAAGAAAAAACAAAATTTATACATTTTACCTTGGGACAACGCCGGAGGTTTATCTAATGGAACACTGGTTGCCCCCCTGTGCAAAAAAAAGAGAAGTATTTGCGTGGTGGGAAGGAACGTTTACAGAAAGCGAACTAGATTGGCTACAACAAAAAGCTAAAGAAGGTAAAATAGACGGATTAGCTGGTGGAGAAATAAAAAACACAGTAAGAAGAAACAAGATAGATTGGCTGTCTAACACTGAAGACACTGCATGGGTTTTTGAAAAATTAGGCATGGTTGCATCTTCTTTAAATGCAGAGTATTTTAGTTTTGACCTAAGCGGGTTCCATGAATCTTTGCAACTTTGTAATTACTATGAAGAAGCTCAAGGCGAGTACAAATGGCATCAAGATTTTGGAGGAGATTTTTGCAGGAAACTTAGTTTAGTTTTGCAACTTTCAGATCCTAGTGAATATGAAGGAGGAGATTTGCAAATAAAAACAAACGCCTACGAAGCAACAATGAAAAAACAAAGAGGTTTAATAATCGTGTTTCCATCGTGGACCTTACATCAAGTAACACCTGTAGTGAAGGGGAATAGACAAAGTTTAGTGGCATGGATTGCAGGGCCAGAATTCAAATGAAGGTTGAATATAAAGATTTTATAGGGGTTTTTTCAGAGGTGTACCTCAAGGGTTTTTGTCAACATGTAATCTCTGAGTTTGATAGAAATCAATCTTTTGGAGCAGGTTCAGACAGGCAACAGGCGGAAGGGGCTTTAAAGCATAATAAAGACGATTTCCACATGTTTTCCGACGGCTTTAATCTCAGTTTGGCTCCGTTTGAAAATAAAAGCACAAACGATTTAATTTTTGAAGGATTACAAAATTGTTTTA